CTGGATTTAAAATATAGTAGCAATATCTCATATAAATAGAGTTTGCTAAACTATTGATGATAACAGTCAAAGGGTGTCCAGATGGATTACATCCATTAAACTGAATCAAATCTCCAAAGTAATCAACCATTGGATAAGCAGTATCTAAAGCTATTCCTTCTACAATTTTTACCTCGTCATCTGTCATATTAGATGCGCGCATAACTGTAGTCATAACTTTAAAAGCAGCACGAATAATGTCTGCTCCCATACGCTTATCAAATTTACTGTAATCGCCAGCTACAATCTGATCTTCACCAAAAGCGGTTAACCATGAATGGTAATTATGCCATTCATCAGATTGTACAATTGTACCTGCACCACACTCGAATATTGTTCTATTACTTTGTACGAGTTTAATAAAACTGAGGCAGTACTTACGTACAACTATGCTCCAATCGACCGGTGCACCCATAAATACTCTGGTAGCATGAATGCTAGCCTTAGCATGGGTCACTGGTTCATCTTTCAGAGCAGCTGTAAATACAGGGTGATTTAGTTCACCATTCTCGTACTTAGATATAATAGCAGAAACACGTTCCATAACTTCATTGGACATAGCAACAGGATTTTGATTTCCTCCTACTGGTTCAATAGCTTTCATATGATATTTCTTGGATCTTCTCCAAGGAAATCCCATAGAAGTGTTTCTATTCAATTTATCTACGTACGCTACACCAGCAGCACCATTCACAGCAGTGAAATCGTCATAAACTTGTAACATTTCAAGCTTATCACCTAGTGCTAAAATAATATCTTCGCAACTGTTAGATACAATATAGTCCAAAAGACTAGTATCAAACTTATGTTCCATTGACATTATTTCAATGAGGGACTTCCTTTTAGGTCCCCACCCTTTCATTGAGGGCCTGGTGTAGTTCAAGGCGAAACCTTTTTCTTTCATGTAATCACACATTAGAGATTCACAAACCGTACTTTTAGGTTGTGCTCTAAATCCTGTGAATGATCCATAAACAGAACAAGATCCCGTCTCGACCCAACGAATGGGTGACTTGTAGTGCAAATCTACAAGAGTGGCTTTAGCAGTTTCTGATTCCAACATAGGGGATGTAGATACAAATTGCTTATCAAATAAAGATAAGAATGCATCACACATATCTCCAGTTATTGGAATAGCTGCTGATTGATTAGACATAAATGCACTAAAAGCTGAATGAATTCCAGCATAATGCACTCCTGCAATCACAAAACCATTCTGGGTATCTACAATAAGTA